CATTTATTACCCTGGCTATTTGGTGATCGACAACGTTAGGTAGCGGCAGCGCCGGCTTCCCGATATGCGTTAGCAGCGCGGCATGATGCCAGCCAGGCGGAACGTCAGGCACCAGGTCTAATCCATTTTTGTACAGATGGACCGGCACCTTTGCGAGCAACGTTCGCACACAGAGCCCCGGACTGACGCGTGGCGGTTCGAAGGCGTACACCGCAGCAGGAGGCTTGCCGGCGAGGACCAGCGATGCCGCCATCAGGATCGAGATAGCCCCGCCCAAGCTGTGACCAACGAGCGTGACCGGCTTGTCGCCGATCGCCGCCATCACTTCCGCGCCGATCGCCTGAGTTGCCTGCCAGAAGCCCCGATGCACTTCTCCCATGCCTGGCACTGACACGGGCACCACGTCGAAGTCAGCGCCCCAGCAGTCCAGATTGTCAGTCCCCGGAAACGCCACCACGAGCCCCGCCGTAGTCTGCCGCACGATCGCGCGCGATGCGCTATCTGCTTTGCCGATGTCCGGAGCCGCTGAGTACGCTTCCTGTGCTAGCAGGGCGTAATCATGCGCGTTCATTGCAGCGGAGTGCCAGCGAGCGGGGTGGAGGCGGCAACCGGCGCCGATGCCGCGGCAGGGGCTGAAGCAGCAGGCGCAGCGGTCGTAATGGCTTGATCGACCAGACCCTGAACGACCGGGCCGAAGAGCTGGAGTGCGAGCAGCACCAGCGGCTGGTTCGGAATTGCCGGCGTCGCTTGCACAATGCCGATAGCAACCGGAAGCAGGCTGTCATGGAAAGCCTTCAGATTCGTCACATTCAATGCGGCGCCAGACGAGCAGATGAGTTCGTTGGCAGGAATGATCTGAGTCTTCAGCGTGGTTTGTTGCGCGACGGTCAGCGACGGCGATGCCGCCAGAACGGCCAGGTCAGCATTGACCACGGGGCACATATGGACAAATTGCTGTTGCAGACTGGGCAGAGCCGGTGCGTTAGTGCAACCAGCGAAGAGAGCAGACGCAACGAGGCCTGCTGCGAGCAGCATGAGCTTTTTCATTTCGGATATTCCTTAAGGGATGAACTGCGGAGAGATCAAAACTTGATGTGCAACTTCGAGCCGACTGACCAGTTGGTCGCGCTCTTTTGCACTTCGAGGCTGCCCGATGTCGACTTGCTCAAAGCCCAATACGCGATACAGCAGGACGCGTCATAGGTTGTGGGATTTACAACTGGCAGAACAACCACGCCTGTCGTGCAGCCGCCGAGCAGCAGGCACAGCGCGAGGCGGATCATTGCGCCGGCGCAGCGGGTGTCGATCGCGATCGCAGATAGTTGTACAGCGCATGACCGCCAGTGATAAGCATCGCTGCGATCTGCAATTGCGCGTCGACAGGAATCGAAACATGCATTGCCGAGGCGGCCCAATCAATGATCGGCACCAGCGATGCGGCCGTCAGCGTGATCGCACCAGTCTGGATGCTCGAGGTTTGGTTCATAGGTGCTCCGAGTCGTGATGGATGGTTTCGGCCGGCGTGAATTGCGCGCCGTCTTTGAGGTAGCGTTGCAGCACAAACAGGGGCCACGGAAGGGTATGAATGCCCGTTCCCTTGCCGGTGTGGTGCTGCTTGCACAGCAAAATTCCTTGGCCAGTGACCGGACTCATGTCGTCGACGAAGGTATAGGGATCGGCAGGATCGAAAGTCGACCAGTCGTGATGCGGGAAGTCGGCCTTCACGCGATCCCAGTCAAGCGCGCCCTCTGCGAAACTTCGTTCAATGCCGGCGTGATGGGCTTCGAGCGGTTGGCCGAGTTCTTCTGCCGTCTGCCCGCAAATCCAGCAACGCGGATCGGCCGCCACCAATGCTTGCTTTGTGTGTCGAAACAGCGGGGTCGTTACGCGGTCCGCATGTGCAGGCGTGACCACGTCTACACTCAGCGTCTCGCGCAGTTCGTGTTGTTGTGTCATTTCTGTTTTTAGTTGGCGTTCGCAATCGTCCACGACGAAACCGATACCTGCACGCCAGTCGAAATCGTGGCCGAACCGAGGTTCAAGTCACAGCCCGACGTGCCCACGGTGCCGTCCACGTGCGCGGTCCCGCCAGAGGTCGTCATGCGGAACCACGTGGCGAGCGTGCCGCCCGATCCCGCCGCAGCCGAACCGGCGCCGACCGTGATGGCATTGAGCGTTTCGACGCCGCCCGACTCCGTGCCGAAAGTTGCTCCCGCAGTCAGCGTCGCGAGCAAGACTTGAGAGGTGATCGCCGTATCTGGGCTTGCTGGCTGAGTGCCGCTGTAGATGTTGATGAGAGCGCTTGCGCCGAGAGAGGTGCGGATCGCGGCCATTTGTGCGTTCTTTACAACAGCCGAATATTTCAGGTTCGATGCCATGCGTTTCCTTTGGGCATAAAAAAAGCCCTCACTCGGAGGGCTTGTGCGGTAGTAGGGCGGGGCGCTAAATCTCGCTCATTGGCAGGACGGATTTAAGGACCAGCGTCTCGTTGGGATTGGTCGTGGGGAAGACGATCGCAATCAGATAGCGGCTGCCAAAGGTGCCTGCCGAGGCGACGGCCTGCACCGCCGAGCCGGCTGCAATCGTTCTGCCTGCGACTGTCAGCGATGCCGAGTTGACGATGACGCCAGTCAACTGCAACGAAGGCGTTGTGTCTGAGCCCGCGATAGTCGTGATGTCGACCGTGGGCGTGCCCGTCAGCGTTTCGCCACTGGGAAGGTCGAGGGTCGCGTCCAAAGTGAGAATCCGAGATTCGCGCGGATCCTTCGGAGGGAACTGCGGAGGAGGCTGCGGGATCATGGTTGGCATTGGACGTAAAAGATTCGCGAAGGAGTGGCGACGAGGAAGCTTCGCGGCGGCGACTGAACGAAGAAATCCCGCCGCGGCGCAGCGGCATAGAAGTCACGTTCTGGACTGGCCACACAGAACGATCGCGCCGGTATCTGAACGCAGAACTGCGGGTCGGCGGGATATGACAGCGCGCCAATGTGCCCAGCGCCAGACGATGCGTCTGGAAGTTGAACGCTGACGCCCGCTCCTGTGATTGGCTGGGTGACGTTTCCTGTCGCAGTTGACGAGCCCTGCGCTTGGATGGATGAGCCGATCGCCGTGATGCTCGCGACCCCGCTGCCGGCGCTCAGATCTGGCGTTTCGCTTGCGGCGCTGGAGCCCGCGATACTCAGATTGCCGGACGCCGAAGATGAACCGTGCGCCTGCGTAGACGAACCAGCGCTTGTGATCGATACTGCGCCCGATGCTGTCGACGAACCCAGAGACTGAGTACTTGAGCCCGCCCCGCCGATGGTGCTGCCGACCGTGCCGGTAGCTGTCGACGTGTTCGATGCCTGGGTGTCAGCGCCCGATCCCGACAGGGCGACCGCGCCAGATGCGACGTTGCCGTTTGCACTTTGTGTCGAACCACCAGTGCCGGCAACCGTGACCTGACCCGTAGCCGAGCTCGCATTGACGGACTGCGCGCTTGCCGCATTGCCCGCAATCGCAACCGAGCCTGATCCGGCATCCGTGTTCGCGTGCTGGGCACTCGATGCCGTACCGGAGACCGAAACCGAGCCGGAAGCCGTCGACGCACTAACACGCTGCGTGCTGGCTGCAGATCCTGAAACGGCGATGGAGCCGGCCGCAGACGATGTGCCGGCCTTCTGGGTCGAAGCGCCCATACCTGTGATTGAACTCGACGCCGGGGTGTACGTGATCCGGATCTGGCCGCCACCACCAACCCCGCCAGCGATAGGAGTACCCCAGTCGCCGCTTGCACCACCACCGCCGCCAGGCAGACCACCGGCACCGCCGACGACACTAGCCGATGTGTTTTCTGATGCTGCACCACCACCACCGCCGTTTGCGTTCGCCCCACCCGCTACAGGGGCTCCGGTGGCCGCAACACCGCCAGTGCCACCTGAGCCTGCATTGCCTGCCCCACCGTTACCGCCAAGCGAGCCAGTGCCGATCGAACCGGCCACGCCAGCACCAGCAGGGCCCGGCGCGCCCGCTCCGCCACCGCCCCAAAGGGTCGTGCTGTTACAGCCCGTACCCGCTGACCCGGCAGTCTTAGTCGTACCGATGGCGAGAGTCGTTGCGCCGCCGGCACCACCAGTACTGGCCGTCGTGTTGGCCTTACCACCGCCTGCACCGCCCACTGCACCGACAGACGACGCAGCGAGCGTAGCGCCGTTGAACCATGTATTGCCACCAGCTCCGCCCGAAGCGCTAGCTGCGGACGTGCCGCCCGCGCCAATCTGATAGGCAATGTTTGCGCCGGGCGTGAGCGTAAGGTTTGAGATTGCGGAGTAGCCGCCACTACCACCGCCGGCCGCTGCATAGTTCTGGCCACCGGCAGTGCCGCCGCCGCCGCCGCCCGCACCCCATGCTTCGATCGTGTTGGTTGATGACCAGTCAGACGGCACAGTCCACGATGAGCCGCTTGTTAAGACTATGACTGTCATTCAACGGGGCTCAATATGCGTGGGACGAATAAACGGCGAATATCTGGGAGACGAATTTACGGCGTCGGCGTCATCGTGAAATCAGCGCCGAGCGTGAAAAGTGCTTTCTCCGCAAGCCGGCGCTTCAGCAATCCAGCCACCTCGATCCCACCAGCGCGGTCCCACTTCGGAAATTCCTCAACCGCGCCTTCAATGTCACGCGCATTGAGCAACTTCAGCAGCGTCGAGCCAGCGAAGTTGCCGATGCCGAGATTGAAAGTGAAGTCAACCAGTGCATCGAACTCCTCCTGAGACATGGCGATGTGTACAAGTCGATTGACCGCCGCAGCGGCGTCCGCGACGTCGGCAAGCAACCATTGTTCGGCTTGCGCCTGGGTACAGGTCATGCCCTCAACGACCCCTTTTGTGTGGCCGTAGCCGATCGTCCATGGATCGGTCGGGAATGGCTTGTATGCGACCGCCTTGAAGCCTTCGAAGACTTCCGTCAGCGATAGTCCTTGCTTGGAGTACTGCATGGTTGCCTCACTTGTCGGCCTTTCCGTCGAGTTTTTCGTCGATACGTTCAAGCTTTTTGAAGACCGCATTGATCGAATCGCTTAGCCGATCAATCGCCTTCTCCAAAGCGCCCGAAGTGACAAAGGTCTTGGCTGCCTCGAGCTTGAATTCCGCCAGCTCCTTCTCATTCGCATCGACCCGCGCGACGAGGGAGCGGAGAAACCAGAAACCAACAGTGCCAATGCCGGTCGCCACTGCGCCGCCAACGTAAAGGACCGTGTTGTCCATGTATGAAGCCCCGGAGTAGAAATGAAAAAAGCCGCTCAATGGCGGTTTGGTGGTCTGATAGATAGTTCTTGACGAATAGGCCGATTAGGCCTATCTTGTGGCTTAGTGGCTGCGTAATCGCGCGGCCCGTATCCGATGAGGAAAACCATGGACCGTTTTCGTTGCGCCGCATTCGGCGCTGGATCAACTCGACATGCAATATCAACCCCCGCCGCCGGAAGAACTCGCGCGCCTCAAGGACGAGCTCGGACTATCGAGCGCGCAGATGGCGAAACTCTTCGGCCTGTCTGGTGGAAGGCACTGGCGAAAATACACTGGGGGCGAAGAGCCGCAGGGAATCAGCCCTCAAGTTCTATTCTTCGCGATGGCACGGCTCGAGCTGGATGCGGCCACCGTGGCGCGCGTGCTCGAACGCATGCGCAAGCTGGGCGCGGTTATCGACCTGGAATCCTCTGGCGAGCAGGAGTCATCACCGGACTGAGCGTATGTCTTACGGCTTGTGGCGGATCTGACAAGCCTGTGCCAACTGCGGCAGCCAAGGCGGTCATTCCCGTTCAGATCGTGGCGTCTTCGCCTGTAGCGGCGTCAGCGCCGACTGATCCGACTACGCCATCGCCGGCCGCATCTGCACCGGTTGCTGCGTCGAGTCCGGCATCGACGCCAGTTGCTGCACCGCCCGCGCCAGCATCGACACCCATCGTCAAGATCGACGTCTTTGGAGACGATGCGGCAATGGGCCTGTCAGGCTACGGATTCGGCATGCCGGCCATCATTAAGCCCGCCTCTGCGAGTCTTCAAGACGCACTGCAGAAGCAGTTCGACGATACCGGAATCCAGGTGGCCAATCATGCGACAGGTGGCCGCTCCGCAAGTCTCATGAACGCGCTCGACGGCATGGACGGTAGCGGCACTCCGTTCGCGCAACGTCTTGCATCGACGCAATCGACGATCGTCGTAATCAGCTACGGTCTGAACGAGCAATACGGCGGCGAGACGGCATCGGATTTCAGCGGATACCTTGCCCAGTCTATCCAGACCGTGCGCGACGCCGGCAGAAGACCGGTTCTCGAGACTCCGTCGCCGACATGCGACAGCGATCACCCTTTCACGGCCGACTATGCTGCCGCCATCAAAGCGGCTAGCGTGACCTACAACGTGCCGGTGGTCGATAACTTTGCCGCGATCTCTGCGCTATCTGGCTGGCAATCGCACATGGATGCGACATGCACCTTGCCAGACGAAGCGATCCAGCAATTCAAGGCTCAACAGGAACTGGCAGTAATCGCGCCCATGGTTAAGGCGCAAATCGGGGAATAAAAATGCACACACAAAATCGGGTGGTTCAGTCGTCGCGCGTTCGCCATGCTTCACGCAAACCTGTCGCTGTCACGCGGTCGAGCCGAAAGGCCGGATCACGCTGGCGAGCAGCGGCTGTTGCAATGACGCTCGGCTGCGCTGCTGTCGCCGCTCATGCAGATGGCATAACCGACTACATCCGCTTCGAAGCCGGACTAGGCTTCGGTGTTGCAAAAGACATGGGCGATGGCGTCTGGATCCAAGACGGCTCGCCCGACAATCACGAGAAGCTGACTTTCCCGGCCATTTTGGCGGGCTTCACTGGACCAGTCTGGTCGCGCGGGCCTTGGGACGTACGATGGCATCTGGGCTACACCTACCTCGGCGAGCAACGCGCATCCGTCATGGGAGTACCTGACGACCAGTACAACCCCAAGACGCACCAGATCGTCGACTACGGCGGCGAGCGCTACAGCCCATTCAGCGGCCACGGTCATCTACAAGGCATACCCGTGACGCTCGACGTCGGCTACACCTACCGCGGCTGGCGCCTTGGCGCCGAGGCCGGCGCGTGGGTCTACTGGCAGACCTGGCATGAGTCGCTGTATGGCCTGGACAACGAATGGCATGACCTGTCGCACAAGACGACGCCGCAGGTTGGCTATGTCGTTGGTGCAAGTGTCGAGCGCGGCTCCATCTCGCTGTCGTATCGGTACTATCAGGTCAGCCAGAAATGGAATCCATACCCTGGCTTGGCGACCGGCGCGCATGTGTTGATGGCGACGTATCGGTTCTAATTTGACGATATATAATCGTCACCCCCACATGAAGGAGGCTAAATATGGAAAAGGAAGTGCACCACATTGCACGAGGCGACAAGGGAACATGGTGCGGACAGGCAGCCGGCTGGAATTTCCTGAACCTCGATCATGCCGCCGAAAACGGTTCTCAGGGGAACGCATTCGTCCCCTGCCCGGACTGCATCCACCATGCGCTTAAAGCTATGCGGTACTGGGAGCACAATCTGACATGACCTATGCCGGATGAGGTAAAGTCGATTTGACTGAATCGGGCAAACCGTTGAAATAGTTTGCCCATCTCTGATCTGTGTCTTCGATCTGAGAAAAATTAGGCCAGATCGACGTTTCCTGTGGATCAGCAAACCATCCGCAAATGATCGTTTGCGATGAGTCCTCGAAAATCACGTTCAGTTTCATAGTCAGAACTCGTATCCGGTCAAAAAGTAAGTGGCCGTACCGGTTGCGCCACCAAGATTTAGGGCAAAGAAAATCGCACGGGCGACCGTCAATTTGAGAGACGAGAAAGAGTTTCCATAGTTTCCGGCTGCGCCCTGAAACAGGTGCTGTTTCGTCCCGCTTCCAGACGCATCAGCTGCAACGCTCAATGACGGATTGCCCGTCGTCGATGCAGAAAACGTGACGGAGCCGTTTACAAATCTCGCATTGAGCGGGATGTCAGCAATGGTCCCGGACTGAGTAAATCCGCTGGTTGCTGTGCTGATGGTGATTTCCGTGCGAGGAGGATAGTCGATGCACCTGCCTAGTTGCACGGCTACAACGAATTGCCCGCTTCCGTTCGTATTCCAGACACTCACAAGCGCCGATGCCGTATATCCTGCCGGCCTATTGGCTCCGCCATAGACCTCGGGTGCGGACACGGAAGTCGCATTCGTAGCGAGAAGTGCGCTTGTCCCGGTTGTCGGATTGTAGATCGCGTACAGCGCGACATAACCGCTAACTGGCGCCGTACCGGTGTCCATTCCGCCGGCACCGGTCGTCGCGAGGTTGATGGTCTTGCTGAAACTCGCGAGGCGATATGTTTGACCGCCAAGCGCTGTTTCAACGATGATCTCGTCGGCAGTGAGGGTTGCAGTCGCCGATGCAGCGGTAACGCTCATCGTCAGATTGACAGACTGCCCGACGACACCCGCGGGAAATGCCGCAGACCAGCCAGCGCCACCCGTATCCGGGTTCGTGGCATTGTTATCGGTTGCATTCAGCCAAAGGCCAGTTCGGGCGGTATTGAGCAGCAGCGCGCCACGCGGATAGCCGCCGACATTCGAGTCAGTAGCGAACGCGCTGTTATAGCCGAACATGCCGCCACCCTGACTCCAGCGGATCGTCTGCGTGATGAGATTCAGCACGCCGTTGAAATCCGCACCTGCGGGCGGCACGCCACCAGCGGCAATCGGCGTGAAGGTCAGCGGCGGGAAGCCGTCGTTCAGGCTTGCGGCTCCCGGCGTAATACTGATCTGTGAATTCTCGGGAATCGTGTTTTTCGTACCGTTGGCTGCGAATGCGAGCGGGACCAGCGTTGGTGTTTGACTAGCCTGCATAGTGGCGTCCGGGTAGGCTGAAATGAAAAAGCCCGCAATCGCGGGCCTTAGAAATGAAGAAGCCGCCCGGAGGCGGCTGTGGTGTTTGTGGCGGTGCCGTGGAAGCTGGGATTAACGCCGTATTCCGCGCTAATCGATGGCGCGGGCGTCGCTTAAAAGACGAAGGGCGCTTCCAGGACTGCCTGCGCTACGTCGTTATAGCCTGCAGCGTTGGGGTGTAAGGAATCGAAATAGTAGCCAAGCCCATTCGAAAACGACCAGGACACGTATCTCTGGGTAAAGTCAATCACGGGGAGATTATTTGCAGCAGCGAGCGCGTACTGCGCCGCTACGAACTGGGCCTGTGTCGCAAGCGGTGCGGATGATGCGGCACTGGGGACCTCGATAACCATCACCATGTCCGACACCGCAGTAACGGCGGTTATGAACTGCTGGTAGAGCGTGATGTAGTTCGCAAGCGTGATTCCTGATCCGGCGGTCCGGTAGTCGTTCACGCCGATACCGCAAATGACGAGGTCTGGCGCAGTGCTCACCAGTGCGTTTTGCCAGGAATAGCCATTCGTTGTAGCCGCGAGAAACGCGATCCCTGCGCCGATGCGCCCTTGGTTCCAGACCGACACTTTGGGGTTTGCCGAGTCGTACGCATCTTCGCCCGCAATGAACACCGTGCCGGATCCAGTTGGCGTCACGACGATTGAACCTACGGCGGCAGATGCGCCTGTGGATACCGTGACTTTCCCCAATGAGGATACGCCCGCGGTGTTGACCGTTGCGAGCGTGACACCACCGACGCTAACAGTGAACGAGCCCAGGCCAGAATTGACCAGGTAGTAGACATCTACCGTATTAAATGCGCCAGTCGGTGCAAAAGTCAGCGCGCCGCTCGCACTGGCGCCTGTGAAGCTATTGCCGCCAAAAGTGGATGCGCCGGCATTCGTCCATCCCGTCCCCAAAGTAAGGCGCGGGTCGACAACTGACGGCGTAGCGCCGGCCTGCGTCGAAAAGCCATTCTCAGTAAAGAACGAGTTGTAGCGCGTGGGGGCTTTGTACGCGTTGAGCGCAGCGGCAAGCTGCGATGGGTAGGAGGTCGCAATTGCGTTTGAGTAGCCGTTTGTCGGCGTCGAGCCGAAACCGGCAGTGATGGAGTCGCCTGTCACTGCGATTCTCGCCTGCGCTTGTCCTGCGCGTACTTTTGCCAAGGCCAGGCGCCATCGAGAAAGCTGCGCTGGATTAAAGTTCGTATAGGTGGGCAGTACAGGTGGCGAGAATGCGTACGTGCCAGTACCCGTCCGGGAAAGCACGCCGGTACCTGAAAAACCCGTGATGTTGTCGAGACACGCGCCGCTCGCCACACTGCAATTGGTTCCGCCCGAACCCAACGGAATCGGCGCAGACAGGCCCGAGATGGTTCCACCAGTGATGGCCGCAGCAGCATTGTTCGTTTTCGCGAGCAATGCACTGTTGAGCTGGGCGGCAGTGAGCAATTGTCCCGGAATGAACTGGGCGTGCGCACCGGACCACGCAAAAAACATCAGGGCGAACAGGATGCGTTTCATAAATAGAAGTCGACTCGGAGAGGTGATCGCGACTGGAACTGCGCCCGGCACGCCGGCCAGATCATCCCAGTATTGACTGATTCAGAATGAAGGATTGGTCGAGAATTCCGCCCGGGGCTGACGATGGCGTGTAGTTGATCCCCGTATAGAAGGATCCCTGGCCGAACGGCACTGCTGACGGCGTCCCGGCTTCAGAAAATCCAAACGTAAAGGGCAGGCTCACCGACATCACGAATGCCTGAACAGCGGCCGGACGCGGAATCGCGCCTGATTGCGTGAGAATCGCAAGTTCGAAAGGCTGAAGGAAGAACTCGAACGTGAACCGCATCTGCATTTTGCCGAGGTCGCTAACGTAGCAACGACCTCTGCCTGCGAACAGGTTTTGCAGAAGTTGATTCAGGCTTGCCGCAGTGCAGTTCGAGATATTCGCCAGCGCCTTGACGAGAATGAGCGTGCGGAACGCGTCATCGGCCAGTACAAAGTTCTGCGTTACTTGGGCACCGCTATATAGGACGCCCGATCCGAAGGTGGTTGCGCTTGCCGTACCGGCTTCATCAAATCCAAGGTTCAGTTCATTGTCAGGAATCTGCAACAGGCGGCCATTCTCTAGCCCAACAACCTTTCCCCAGTTGTCCAGACCGAATCCGCGCGCTGTCTCGACGTTGAAACAGAAGTCGAAGAATGTATCGAAGTCGGTGTCTGGATTTATGTACGCGTCCATGTTGTTTATCAACTGGACGAGCGTTGGGGAGTTGCTGTACTGCGAGATGATTGTCTGTGCAGGCAACCCAGGGTTAGGAGTGACCTCTGCCATAATCAGACCAGCGTTACTGAGATGTTCGATGCATCAATCGTCGGCGTGTTGTTGATCGGCACGGCATAGCTCGCTAACGTAGGCGTCGTAGGGCCGAGAAGCAGGGACAGAATTGAAACGGTCGGCCCGAGCGCAACAATGCCCCCGTAGTAGCGCGAGGCGAAGATTGTTGAACCAATACGTGCGCGCGTTCCGCCGTCTGTGCCGTTGAACGAGGCAATGATTGCCTGCTGCACCAGCGGAATGATGTTCGAAGGAAGCTGCGGATTATTGGCGATCTGGACGGCGAACAGGATCGGAAGCGGAGCCGGCGTTTCCCATGTCACTACATACGACGGATAGGGATAGTCATAACCCGACGTATCGTTGACGGTGTACGACGTGTTGCCGTTGTAGTCCGCACCGAGCGACTTCTTGTTCCAGATTGCCAGCGCGATGTTCGCCGCTTCTCCGCCGACGACGGCGACGTAAATCGAATGAGCGACCAGCGTCACGCCGCCTACCGTGATGGGCGAGCTTGTCGTGTTTTCCGTTGCATAAACATCGAGCACATCTTCGACATTGAAGACGTTCGCATAGATCGACTGAAGCGAATTGACCGCGTTTAGCGCGACCGATTGCCTGCGGCGAAATTCGAAGTCGGCCCGGCTCTCGACGTTGCTACCGACCGTGCCGTCGCCCGCATTGTTGATCGTGTCCCAGCCTGGAATCGACTGATAAATCTGGTTCAGTGAACCAGCGGGACATGCGATCGGGCCATCAACGGTGCAGGCAAAGTTGAGATCAATGCTGCCGCCCACCGGGATCGTTCCGGCTTCCGTGCAGACATACAGATTGCCGTCCGACGCCTTTGCCGTCGCACCAACAGGAATAACCACGCCCGCGAGGCCTACGCACGTCGCAACAACTGCCGTAGGCGTGGCTGGCTTACGATCCAGAAAATAGATGCGACCGATCGCATCCTGCATGCGCCCTTCGGCGAAGTCCGGATTAACCTGATTTACGTAGTAGGCAAAGTCATTGTTCTTGTCGCCGATGATCGCAGTAGTGCTCGATGCAATATGGCCTTGCGGGGTTTCCAGCGCCGGGTTGACCCCTCCGCCGAAAGCCGCGTCAATATCAGCCTGGACGCCAGCAAGGATCGCGGATTCGGCAGGCAGCACTAAGCCCGCGTCCGTGAACTGGACGCCTGGAACATTTGTCGCCATGTGAAGCCCTAGAAGGAGACGGTTTGCGTCGTACCGCTGGAGGTGGTGACGATGACCTGGCCAGTAATCTGGCGGTCAACGAATGAGGCGATGGTGCATTGCGCCGTGGCGACTTCGGGCACGGTGAGCGCGGCGGCCTCGATCGCGGCACGGACAACGGGTAGCGGCGGCCACTGACCCAATATCTCCTGCCAGTACGGCACGCCTTTGGTTGTGTCGAACCACAGTTCCCCTTTGAAGAGCTTCACCGCGCTCGCGACGTCCTGTGCGATGCTGTAGGGATCAGAGGCGAGCGCGATGTTTCCGGATGCGTCTAGCACCAGATCCCACACCGTCCGGTCAAGAAGTAAAGTCGAAGCCATCAGTTCACATTCCCGCTGTTCCCGCTGCCCGGTTGAACGCCATTATGGCTATGGGTGTCATCGATGCGCTTGCCATTCGACGTAATAGTTCCGACAAACTGGACGGCGCCGGTGATAACCGAAGCCACGCCACTCACGACGCTGCCCGTCATACCAGCCAGCCAAGAAAGCAAGCCTTGAATGATCACGGCCCCGCTAAATCTTGATGAAGGAGAGTTGACCGTGAAGGAGCTTGATGCATCCACCTCCACGAGCGGGGCCTGAAGCGTTATCTTGGTCGGAGACACAACGTTGATGCCGATGGCACTGAACTGCACATACTGCGTTGGCGTGCCATTCAGCATCCCACCAAAATACAGTCCGTCCGCCATATCGAACACGCGGCCGGAGCCTGGATTCGCCTGCGCCTTCGATGCCTTCACCGACGAAATATCACGGCTCGCGAATCCGCACATGCCGATGTCGCCAACCTGCGGGTCGAGAATGATCGCGTTCGTACCGCCCTGGAGTCTGAAGTAGGGCAGGCCGTAGACGACACCATGAGGCGTAGCGTTGCCCGCTCCATCCACCTGGTTCACGAGAGGTTGAACGTCAACGAATCCAACCGGCGAGACGCCGCCGTTGTTCGTGACAGCAACGATTTTCACCAGTGTGACCGTGCTGATGGTCGCCAGAATCTGGTTCACCAAAAAGGAAAGGGCGCCATACTCTCCTGCGCCCGAAGCGGGTTCTTGTGTGCCGGCATATCCAAAATTACTCATACGCCGATCCGGTAGCACTGAACCTGCGAGAACCATTGACCGCCAGGAGTCTCGCTTTCAAGTTGATGGACGATGCTGAAAATGTTCCAGACACCGTTCGCGACAGTGAGGGAGCTGGTTACGTTCACCTGACCGCCCAAAGCGAGATCCGGATTGAACTCGGTCGTCAGGACGATGCCGTTGCCTGAGAACACAGGGTAGCCAACCATGCCTGTAGGCGGCGATACGGGAATCGGGTCGCCTGCACGCGCGGCAGTCTTCGGCCAGATGGCAAGCGTTCCGCGGTCAACCGTGAAATAGATGTTCGCCGCTCGAGCGCAGGACCTGGCCTGTTGGTATGCCGTTCCGCTGAAATACGGGCTGGACAACTGAGCTGTCACACCGTTGTTCTCGAACGCGAAGCCCATCGTCTGGGCCAGTGTCTGCATGACCGTGGCGACATCAGTCGGGCCGCGGTAACTCAGTGCGTTCACCGGCTTGACCGCCTGAATCGCTGCCGCGAGGGCGGTGATGTTGAAAGCCACATCGGGCGCGCTTTGAAATTCGCCAAACGCAGAGTCAATCGTTCCCTGATAGATGGTCGACATCGGGCCATCTTCGTTACCGGCCGCCACGAGAATGCGGTTATTACGACGCTCCTGCATGACCGGCCCGATGGTCGTCAGCTGGTTGATCATGTCCAGCGGCAGGCCGTATATGCGAAGCTGAAGCTGACCCTGCGCGTCGCCGTTGTATGCGACCACTGCGGCTTTCGTGCGTAGACCGCTTAGCGTGACGTCCGGTCCCCTGTCATCGCCGAATGTGCCTTGGCCCAGCGAGATCGTGACGTCGATTCTCCGTTTGGCCCACGTCATAGGTCACTCGCTTCCAGATAGAGCAACACGAACCGCGACCCGAGGCCGGTATAAACCGGGTCGCTCGTGCCTTGCGTGTCGGTGAAGGAGAGATCGCCGACAAATCCGAGGTACGTCTCGCGCACCATGCGAACACGATCAAGGCAGATCGTTGCGGTGATGATCGGAGAGTTGCTGACGTACAGGTCCAGATACATCCCCGTCGATTTCTGATAGACGTTGATCTGGCAGTTCTGGCCGGCCAATAGAACACTCAGCGACTGGCTAGGCGTGGCCTGCAATGGAATAGTCAGCATTACGCGAATTGACCAAGAGGGCCGGACAAGACGGCGGGGGTTTGGACCGGCGTGACCGCCTGAATCTGGCCGTTGCTGATGGAGTCCGCAGCGCTCGGAGATTGCACCTGACTTGCAGCAAGAGGCGAGCTTGACGCGCTCGCGCTGAACTGAGCGGTAGCGTTCTCACGGACCTCGAGGAACCACATGTCAACAGTGATCATCGTCGCGCCGTTCTTCGTCTCGCGACGATAATCAACGTTCTCGACGGTCGCGTTCACATAGGTCTTTTCGGGCGTGACGACGTTGAACGTGTCGATCGAGGAAAGCATTGCATCGCACTGCGCGATGAACGCGGTACGGCTAGCCAGGTCAGAGCCGATTGCCATCCGAACCCGGACATCGTACGGAGTAGCGACCTTGTTGTAACTCGCGAACGCGCCCTGTTCCTGCGGGTAGTCAGAAACGCGGGAGTTGTTCTTGTAGTCCAGCGCGAGGAACGAATCCGGCTGGAGTACCTGATTGCCGTTCAGATCGAAAATCCCCCAGACCGGCGCAGAAAATCCGAGCAACGAGGCAAGCGCCCCCAATGCCCCGACTTCCAACGCCTCCGGGGTCGGCACTGTTACGCTTCGCAACAGCGCCGGCACTCCCGGTACAGCCGGAACATTGGGGAATTGAATAAAGGGCACGTTAGGTCAGTCCAGTGTTGGCTTGCGCGACGAAGTGGTACTTGCTGATTTCCGAACCGAGACCGCGAGCCACGCCAGCAGCATCAGTAGCCTGCGTATGGACGTTGATCGGCCCGTTGATGTTGACTTCGCTGCTGCTGGTGTTGGACGTAGACGCGATAGGCGGTGCTGCCACGCTTGAGCCGACAGGCAGAGAAGCGACCGCGGCGGCATTAGCCTGACCGAGGGATGCGTACACACTGTTCGCATATCCTTGGCGTCGAGCGATGTTTGCCTCTGCAGCACCGGGCCGTTCGAACTCGCGCGCGTGAATCTCTGCTGCCTGTGCGGCGGTCTTGGCAAGGCGAATTCGGCTGTCAGCCAATTTCTCCGTCGTCTTCAGTTCCTGAAGCATGAAGTCCGTCTGCTCGCCGAACGTCGATTCCTTCAGCGAGTGGCCGAACTGTTTCTGGAATGCCTTTGCACGAGGGCCAAGCCATTGAGCGATGCCGGTCGCACCCGACGTCTTGTTGACGGCGTTCGGGTCAAGCCCACTTTCCTGCATAAGACTGCCGATGATGCCGGCGACCTGAGCATCGGTGTATCCGGCGCCTTTGAGACGGCCAGCCAGATACTGTTGTCGGTCAGATAGCGAACCGGAGTTTGCACTTTGGCGAGCCTTTCCAACCGGGTCGCCGTCCCACGTCGCCCCCTGATGCGCCTTCAGATAGTCGTCTTCGCCGGTGTTGAGGCCTTTGCTGTAGACCATCGCGCCGATACCGCCGAGCACGGCCAAGGCAGTTGCGCCCACTCCACCACCGATGATGCCGAGAGCCGATCCAACCGAGGTGAGAGCTCCAGCCAAACTCAGCAACGGCGACACCATGCCAAGGACTTTGATCGCAGCCAACCCGATCAGAACATTCTTCCAACCGCCTACGGCTTCAGCCGCATCGTTGGCCATCTTGGCGAAGTCCTGAATCGACTTGACCGCGCCATTCACCCAGTTGGTGATGTCGTCTTTATGCGATACGACCCAGTCGCCAAGTTGCTTGACGTAGCCGATCAGCGTGTCGAACGCCGGCATCAGCGTTTCAACGACCTTGATGCCTACAAGGGTGAACGTCCGCTCAACACCGAGCCATTTCTTGCGCAGTTCATCAGCCTGCCGGGCATCCTCCGCGGTGATCGCGGACAGTTTCTCCATCGCGGCGACTTGCGCCTGAACCGCAGCCGGGCCTTGCTTCAGCAGATTGAACTGGTCTTCGCTGACGCCCATCTGTGACGCGACGAGCTGCGCGCGTCCCGGGTCAGTCCTGAAGATCTCGGAAATGATCTTCGAGCGCGCCATCAGATAGGTGTTGCCGTCCTTCAGATCGGACGTCTTGCCACCCATCCGGAAGAACCATTGGAGCGATTCGCTTGACTGCCCCATCTTGAACAGCGCGATGGTCTTTTGCGATTCCTTCAACTGGGCGGTCATGCCCTCAGCCGTGCCGCCCGCATCTTCGGCGACGCGCTGCCACGCGGACAGGCGCTCTGTGCTTATCCCGAGGTTCTGGGACAGGCGCCCGAGGCTGGCCGCACCGACGATCGTATTCTCAACGAAGTTCTTGATGCCGACGCCGGCAGTAAACACGCCTAGCAGGGCGAGCGCCTCGTTGCGGATCTTGGAGAAGTATTGGGCGGCGACCTTGCCCGATTGCTCCATTTCCCGGGCGCGCTTCTGTGCTTCGTCGGACGTCGCCTTGAGATCCGTGCGGGCCTGCGCTGAACCGGTTTTGAATGCCTTCGGGTCAAGACCGAGTGTCACGACCAGCGAATCGATAACGGTAGCCATGATTATTTACCTTGCTTTGAAAGCACGCGCTCGTTGTAATTGTCGATCACCAGAATCTCGAGCAGGTTGTAGAGGTCTTCGGCGCCGTATACAGACTGCAACTCGTGGAGCGTTGCCATGCGCCTGGACACTACCGTGCCAATTGCCCGGGGGAGATTCGCGTACTCAAGGAGCCGAGGATTCGGAATGCTGGGAGGGCCAGCATCAATCACTCGGCGGCGGTAAAAAAATCCGTGTGCAGATTCCAGATCGCCTTGCGCAGCGTGAGCATCGTTGCAACTTCTTCGATGTCATCCGGAATCAACGACCGAACGATGCCCGGGCTCGGCTGGATCTGGACGCACTCGATCATCTTGTCCAGAAGCGGCTTTGCAGCGTCAAACGGAAGTTTCGTGATCGCCTTGATGCCCATCGCAGCGAGACCGGCTAGACCGGCCTCCGCGATGTTGTCGGGGATCTCGACGCCAGCGTTCATCAGGGCGAAGAGGGCGCGGCCGGCCCACTCTTCCGATTCGGCTGTGGGCAGTTCGGTCAGGACAAAGGATTTGCCCTTGTCGCGACCTTTTGCGTCGATCGTAATGGTTGCGGTTTTTCGGGCCATGTTAGAACGGAGCCGGGCTTACCGACTGAAAAGTGATTGCCCATTTACGCGGCTGCAATATCTTCTTGCCGGTGGGCATCTTGCTCTTGCTGGTCATGATGCCGCGCGTACAAGCGAACTTCTGACCCGTACCCGGAAGCGCGATGGACATCTGCGCAATGAAAATCTCGCGCGCGGTATCTTCAGCCGCCCCCCACGTATCGAAGATGAATGCTGAAGGCGAGTCGGCTTGCAGCGTGATTTCGATAATCGTGGGGTAGGGCGTGTAGCCGCCAGATAACTTTCCGTCAACGCCCATGATGGCTTCCGCGGACGTCACGTCGGCGGAACTGAACATGTCGTCAACGCTATACCCCTGAAGCTGCTGGGCGACCGGAAACAGGCCGCCCACGCTCAGCATCAAGACGCTGTTCGCATTCGTCAGAGTGCTCATTTTTGTTTCCCTTTACTGGACTACGATCGAAGCGAGCGTGAGTTGCTGTACCGAGCCGCCATCCATGTACCAAAGGGACATAGGGGGCGATTGGCGGGCGCCGCGCTCCTGGGCGGTGGCGTCGAGGATTTGCAGGTACCAGCCGCGCGTACTCAGGGTGGTATCGATCTGCAAGCCTGCCTGACTGTTCACTTCTGCGATCTGCAGGGCAGACAGCGTCACTCCGGGCCTGATCGCGCCGAAGTTCAAAGCCGCGTTAATCGGATCGGTGCACGACGCTTCGATGAGCGTGTAGCCAGCGATGTTGTATGGAATCGACGTGACCTGCGTGAGCAGGGTCATCATCGCCAACTGCAGTTGGCTGTTCATCCAGATCTGGTTGACGTACTCGTCGAGCCAGTCAAACTTGCCGCCGACAGAGCCCGGATAGAAGAACGTAAAGCCCTGGTTGGCTGTCGCGTAGGCGCCATAGAAGTTGTATCCGTTCGCATCCAGGATGTTTGCCACCGTCTGGCTCGTCACGGTCGCCGTCAGCCCGCTTTGCGATTTGAAGGCGAAAGTGATGCGACCATTCGTCCGCGCGAAGTCAATCGCTGCAATCGAGCCCATGACAAACGCTGCGACCGGCGGAAGCAACGCGGCCAAAGTGGAACCGGCTGCAGTGGCTGCGGATGCGTCGCCACTAATCGGCACGGAACCCGACAGGGACAGCGCGGTTACCTGCGCACCGAAGCTTGTCGTATTGCCCGATACGATCGCGTTTGCGTCCGTGTCCCAGCAGATATAAGCGAAGCGGTTGTTCTGGCTGACGACCCATTGAGCGAATGCAAGCTTGTCAGCGATTACCGGCTCGAACACGGTCATGAACGAGGCCCAGTTCTGGGTCAGTCCCGCGATCGAAGTCATTGCGCCAGCCGGAGTAGCTGCGATAGCGCCTTGCGATAGAGTTGCCCCGGTCGCCTGTGTCAACAGCAAGCCGGCAGACAGCGTGCCGCTGGCAAAAGTGATGGTCGAACTCGCGCCGGATGTGGTCGACGAGAAAACGAACGCGCCGAGCTGGCTGCTATAAGTGACGGTCGGGCCGGTCGTGAACGCCGCAGCGATGATGGTTGCGGCGTTCGAAAAGCTGGTTGCGGCCGACAGATTGATTGACGTTGAGGTTTTGACCGTGCCGTCGATCGTAATCGTCAGAGTGCCCGTCAGCGCCTGAAGCTGCGTCAGTGTCATCGCTGCCAGCGAGCCGCTGCGCAGATAGGCGCTAACCGGTGCGCTCGGGTACTGATAGAAAAGCAGGTTGCCCGGTTTCTGGGTCGAGTTATCGAAGCCCGAGAAATAGTTCGCAGCAAGCGCGGCTTCAGTCGACGTAGCGCCGAAGAAGTTCGATACCGCAGTTACGTTGGCGAACGGCTGAACCGTGCCGATCGGAACCGACGTGCTGTTCGTCAGCATGACGCCATTAAGTACGAGCGCCGCGCCTCCGGCGCTAATCACGCCAGGATTTACGCTTACGATCGCGGAGGCGGGAATCGTCATTGAATCACTCCAGAAAGCCGTTTCCGGCGCGTAGAAAGCAAAAACCCGCTCTAGGCGGGCTCGGGTGTTGGTGTTGGGAACTATTTACGGCGGGAACGTGGCATCAACGTTTATCAAGCCAACTTCCAGCGAATCAGCAAAGTCCTGGGGCACAGATACGACAGGGTTGATTTGCAGAACGCCATCAAAAACCCACCGCTCCATGTACTGATCTTCGCCGGTTATGAATGGCATCTGGTGTGCGTCGTTCGCATAGAGCGGTTGCATATCCAACCCGGATGCGGCGAATTTCTGGCATGCATAGTCACTGCGGAGCATCATCGACAGCATGTTGGCGTTGTCCATTGCGGACACGCCATAGCAATCGATCTGCACAGACAGTTGCGTCGAACGCTTGTTCAGAGATGCGCTGTTATCCGGTGCATAGGTCTGCACGTTCGTCGAGAGCGGGCTGGTTAGCGACGCGGTGATCTCGATGAAATCACCTGCCGGCATCGGCACCCGATTTTGAAGCCCGCGGATAACATGGTCGCCGTCAAGGCTGACCAGAGACAGAATGAACGAGCGCAATACCGTCAGCACCTGCGTTTCTGTGATGGAGACGGTTGCAGTCATCAGGTGTTCAGCTGGAGCGAGACACCGACCTTGCACCAGCCGGTATCCCAGGTTTCGATTACGGCTTTCACAAGCCAGGTAGTGTTCGCCAGAGAGAGTGGCACTCCGTCACCGAACATGAACACGTCGCCGCCCTGGCCCAAGGGACGAACGACGCCTTGGGAGTTTCCATTCAGGTAGAACGCACGTTGCACACCTTGGACGTTTAATCCTTCGAGATGCCGGAGATCACCGGCGGTCAGCGCCTGCACCTGGACCATGACGCCGTCTACATCGACGTATGCTGGAGTCTGCGACCCATCAGGACCGGTCGCATAGCCGCTGCTGTATCGGACTGTGGCGGGGCGGAAGGGGTTGATCGTGCCTATTGCGCCAGCGACAACGTTGTGAAGGTTCACGAGCCGTCTCCTTCCTGCACTTCGCTATCCACGCTGTTCAGCATGTGTGATGACTCAATCAACGGCTTGTCGAAGCCCTTCCTTGCGATCGTCGATTTAGCATTACCGGGGCTGGAAAACTCGCGGATCGATTCCTGAAGCTGCTCGGAGACGAGCTTGCCCATTCGGCCCAGCGCCAGGGCTTCGTCATAATCCGCAGCCTTGATGATCTTGCCGAGTTGTTCCGGCCATTCGCCCTTGCGCTTCTGGATCATGTCGCGGAAGAACGGACGCGACGGGATTGTTACTGTGTGCTCTTCTACGTGGTGCGTAGTCGAGAAATTCGCCTTGTCGGTTTTCACGAACTGGCCATTCTTATTGAATGTGCCGTCGCTCTTAATGCTGCGGTTGATCGTGACGTCATGCGCCGGCACGGTGACTGCGCCGCCGTACTCGTTTGTGGCCGCGATCAGCGCGACAGGCGTGCCGTCTGGATACGTCGCGCCTTCGAGGAAGCCGACGCGAACCGTGTTGGGCTTGCCGACCTTCGCAGCGATCTCGCGCAACTTTGCTTCGAGTGCGGCGCCGCCGGTGAATGCGTTGCCCATCACCGCCTCCAGGGTCCGCGTTCCCACGGATTAGCGATCGGCATTGGCCCGGGAACATAGCGCATGGAGCGGAACTGGACGGTTGCCTGCCAGAATGCAAGGCCGTGTTTCGTCTGGCTGTACCACTGCGCCGATCCCGCTGGCATGTCCAGTTGCGTTCCGACCGATACGCTGCCCTCGGTCGCATTACTGATGCGGCCGACCAAGGGAGACGATGCCTCGCCGTTCAGCGGAGCATTCAGGGCGGCAATGTGCGCCGTCACCATGTTGAGCAGAACGGTTCTTAGGCAGACGTCCTGAATGATGCTGCCGGGCGAGTTGTCGCAGTAAAGCTGCGCTTCCCAGAAATACTGCTGGGCGAGCGGTTGGGGAACAGACGTCGCAAGTTCCGGATACCGCAGAGCCCATGCCGAGTAATCGAAACTTACGACGCCGTTCATTATGATGCCCGCCGGAAGCCGTCAGACGTTTCAAGACCCTTCGGGAGCTTGCTCGGATCGAGACGCTCCAAGCCGGACTTTTCGGTTTCTTTTTCGCGGGCTTCTGCCATCGTGCTCGCATTGTCCGCGTGTGCGAACAGCATGCCGTTCACGATGTATTCCGCCTCTTTGTGCTGCTCGACCCATTCGTCCCAGAACGCTTTCGGGATGCCATGCGTGATCGCGTAGCCGAACGTGAGTTGCTGATGCGGACCTTTGTTCTGCGGGAATGAATTGCCCTGCACGACGAACGTCTTCGCACCGCGGCGCGGCTCGGCGATCTTGTAGGTGCGAGCGCCGCCACCCATGACCGGCTCATTGCGTTCACGAAAGTCGTAGAGCTTCAGCACAAAGTCGAACGGCATCTTGCTTGCCACCGTGACCGTTGCATTCGAGGGGGATTCGTTGTGCTTCTTGATTGACAGCGTATCGCCAGCCATATTGACCGCCTGTAAGAAAGGTGAACCGCGAAGGAAGAGGGACGTGCCGCCAACGCTGCGGTCAGGGCGCTTTCGGGAATGACCCTAGGCGGCACGCTTTGCTGCAAAAGAAAAGCCGCCCGGAGGCGGCTTCTTACTTCGGGTGAAACTTGCTCAGACGCCGACCATCTGCGCCATGGCAAACGGCTGGCGAAGAATGAAGCCCGCCGAGCCTTGCGCCATCTTTTGCTTATAGGCACTGAGCTCGCGAACGACCGGGCCAGCCCACAGCTTCGCGTTGAAGCTGCAATAACCGGAGTCCTGACCGGTTGCGTCCGGGCACCAGAGTTGCACGATCTCACCGATCGCCGAACCTTGCGGGTTCTGTGCGGTCAGCGCGCCGTATTGCACAGCGGTCTTGACTTCCAGGTTCGGGAAGTTGTTCTTCAACAGCGCCGCCACGTTCACGTTGAACGTGTTCGTTGCGGTCATCGCACCTTCGCGGCTCGGCGACATTGCCAGCACGAAGCGCGACTTTGTGTTGATGCGACCCGACGACTGGTTGATGAGCTGGATCACGAGACCTTGAATGTCCTCGAAAATCTCGTTCGCCGTGGCATTGATCGCGGTGCCATTCAGCCACGCCACGCCACCATTAGCCTTCGGTGCCGGGGCAATTGCCGGGTAGAGCGACGGATCATTCAGCGCGCCGTAGTTCTGGAGACCGTCGACGCCCTTGAAGTACGTCAAGTTCTGGAACTTGTTCAGGCCGTCGATCGCAGCTTCTTTCTGCTCGGCGACGAATCCGATCTTCGCGAGGCCGACACGTTCGATCTCAAGATCACCGTACTCGACGATGGTCTGATACAGATACGGCTGACGTTCCGGGAAGTTCGTATTGATGCCGGCGCGACCGTTGTTGTTGTGGTCGCCGTACGAGGAAACCTCGTAGGTACGCTCCACAACCGGGAAGATCAGCGTCGTGCTGGTCCATTCACCTTTCTGTTTCTCGCCGAAGATGTCGGCGCCTTCGTTGGCTGCCGTCAGGACTCGGAGAATGTCCGGGTCCATGAAGAAGGTCAGGTATGCCGGGACGCCGGAGTTCGGAGCCGTGACGAGTGCCGGTTGGGCATCCATCGCGAGATTGAGGTTTTCTTTCCACTCCGGACGGCAGAAAGCTTGCGTACCAGGGAAGTCGATACCCCAGCGCGTGCGGTGATAGTCAATCGCTGCCCGCTGGTCGGCGGGCGACATGTCATATGCCAGTTTGGGCATGATTTAATCCTTTGGGCAATAAAAAAGCCGCCCTTAGGCGGCTTGATGCGTTGATGGTGGACTGTGGCGTTAGCCGAGAACCCAGGTGGTCATCTTGACCAGTTCGCCCGGTGCGGCGACGGAAGCGGCGACCCATTTCGTCTGGGTGCCAGCCGCGACCGTGATCGTTCCGGATGCGAAGGTCTGACCGATGTTCACGGCGTACGTCCCGTTGCCACCAGTGCCCGTCAGGAAATCCGTGATAGCCGTGCCAGCGGTAATGCCGCTGCCGCTCAATGCATCGCCGAGTGCCAGGGCGCCCGAGCCGACAGCCGTCACCGTGAGCGTGCCGCCAGAGCCGGTAATTGCCGTGCTGGCGACCGTCTGTGCGGCGCTGACCTGATAGGTGCCGATGCCGCCGGCCGTGCCAGTGAGCTGGCTGAGAATCTGCGTGCCAGCGGTGACGTTCGTGCCGCTGATCGTCTGGCCATTCGTCAGAACGCCGGTGGTGACTTCGGTAACCGTCAGCGTCGTGCCAGCGATCGAGCCCGTCACCACGTTAGCAGCGATCGAGCCGGTCACGCTTGCGCCAGTGAAGTTCGAGCCGAACTGAACCGCACCGGTGGAGTTCTGTGCGAAAGCAGCCTGGCCGACCGCGGTCGTGCTCGATCCGGCGTTCACAACCCAGAAGCCGCCTGCGCTGAAGAGCGTAATCGGCGCGCCTTGATAAATCGTGAGCGTGCGCTCGGCGAGGTAGTCGGTGATGATGGCTTGCTGGTCGCGCAGCACGAAACCCGAAGGTGCGCCGGCGCCGTAGTTGTTCACGGTGCGGCCATCTTCCGGGTTGACCCAGGCGAAGCGGCCAACAGTGACGCCACCGGGACCGGCGACGAGTGCGCCTTGACCGGCATTGACGGTCGCGCGCGGGTTGTTGTCGCAGAAGTCACCCAGTACTGCCGGCGCCGCCTGCACATTTACGACTCGGGGAAAACCCATGATCTACTCCTGTGTCCTGTTGATTAGCGGCCGAGGCGATGCGCGTTCGGGAAGGCTTCCGAGAAATCGCCCGGGAGTTGGCTGTCCGACGCGAGGCGCAGCTTCGGCGGGACATCACCCGGCTTCGGCTGGGCAACCAGCACGGCCTTGTATGCGCTCGGGTGGACGCCAGCGACGTCGATCTTGAGCACATCCAGTGCGGCCTTGTAGACGGCTTCAGCGCTGTCCATGGCGGTCAGCTTGCCAACATACGGCTTGGCGATTTCTTCGGCTTCGGCGATGCCGCGCAGGCGGGCGATCGTCTTCTGTTCTGCATCGCGCGCTGCTGCGTCGCAGGCGAGTTTGATCGCCTTGTCCATTGCTGCCTTGCTCATCGGAAGCGGCTCCTTGTTCGTGTCATCGCGCGGCGTGGCGTTCGCGCCACCGGCCGTTTGCGGCGGCTCGTCGCCGGCCATCGGTTCTTTGTCGTCTTCATCGTCATCCGTCGCCTGCGGCTTCACTTCACCAGCAGCCGGCGCGCTCAACTTGGCTTCGATCTGCGCGAGGTCTTCGTCGCTGATCTTGCCGCGGAGCATGTCGAGAATTTCGGCGCACTTCGGATCGACGTTGTCTTCGGCGACATCGTCGTTATCCGGCTGTTCACCATCCAGCTTGTCGAGCAATTCGACGACATCTGCCAGATCGGTGTCCTGCGCCAGATGCGATTTGATCGCAGCAACGATGCCGGGCTTCTTCGCCAGCCAGTTGCTTTTCTTCACGCCAGCCAGAATCGAGTTCAGATCGATTGCGGCATCGGCGGCCATCTTCGGCTTCAGGACGGCGAGCAACGCCCCCTTAGCCATTACAGCTTTCTTACTCAGGGACTTGCTCACTGTTAGTGCTCCCATAGGGTTAATAGAATCTGCTACAAGGACGTCAGGGCCTGCTCGGCCCTTTTCTACGAGTGCTACGTGGTTGAATCTGAGGTTGCGCATGACCCCGTCATAAGGGACGCCCTCGTACGTTCCCGGCGTCATGTCCGGGTCGTAGTAGTAGGCGCTGGAGATTTCCTGCTGCGCTCCGGTCTCGATTCCCCGGATAGCCCTGTCGGTCCAGATGACAAGCGAGTTGTCGAGATAGGGCGCGTTGAACGCTGCATCTGTGCCAGTCGACCCGACAATCAGATCGGGACGATGGTCCGAGGAATTAACCGGAACGTGTTCGCTCAGAACCGGGATGTTGTTCGCGGTCGGCGCAGCTTTCGCCAGTTCGTCCGGATCGCGGAGCAGCATGTAGATGCGCTCGGGTTCTAGCCCCAACTTGTCCCAGTCTGGAATCTCGTTGCCGCGGTACGGGCAGACGTTTGCCTTGCTAATGTGCGTCAGCTCGACGTGCATGCGGCCGTCTTGGTCCGTCATGCGTACACTTGCTCTATCGAAGGCGAGGCGGTCCATTGCTGGCTTGTCGTCGTCGGCAGTCTGGGTGCCTAGAGCAACCTCGACGGTGCCCTTGACGCCAGGGTGGAGCGGCTGCGGCGGCTCGTCAAGCTTCGCCCACTTGAACGCGGTGTGTTCCTCGCGTTGCAGCTTGGGCGTGAACTTGCGCATGATGTCCATGCGGAACGTGATGAAGTCGACGCCCTCCAGATCCTCGACGCTCGTCATGAGGCGAAGTTCGCCGTAGGGGAGGGCGCCGATCTCTTCGCGCGTCTCGCGGATTGCAGTCTGCTCTGGCGTTTCGTTGTCGTCTGCTTTGCCGCCGGGGAAGTCCCATTCGTTCGGGTGATTCGACGTCGGGCTGCGCAGAAGGAACAGGGCTTCGCCATCAGGCGTCACCATGCAGATGCCGGCGCCTTTGATCGTGGTCATTGTCAGGTTCCAACGGCGATATTCAGACCCGCAACACCGGACAACGTGATTGCAGCGAGATTGGTGTTGGTGCCGATCGTCAAGGCGACTGATGAACCGGGGAGGACCGCCATAGAGCCGTATTGCAGCGCTTCGACGGTGTCGTCACCCAGCGCCACGAATACGACACGCTGACCGAGATTGGTCACGATTGCGACTGTAGGCGAGCCGGTCGTCGGCAGTTCGACGGATGACGACACATTGGCCGCCTGTAGTTCGACGGCGTCAGTCGGTGCGAAAGAATCAATGGCCATATCAGTTTTCCAATCCGGGGATGATGCTTTGCGCTGTGCATCTGCAGTTCGGCAGTTCGCCCGGCCAGATGTATTCGCCGTCGATCAAACATCCCTTCGCGATGTCGTAAATCTTCCCTTTGCCGCCATCGGCCTGACTGGCCGCAATGTGGGATTGGCGTGGATGCTTACCGCCATGCGAGTGGCGCCAATGCGCCTGCGTGATGCCTAGCTCAGCCTGACGCGTTCGGTTGATTACCGCAGTCATCTTGTTGGCCTGGTCGCGCGCGATAAAAGCGGCCCGGCGTTTCGTGGCGCCGTAGCGCTTGGTCAATTCTTCGGTCAGGTCGCCAAGGTTGCGGCCTTGGGTCATCGACCGCATAACCAGACCTTCGACGTCGCTCAGATGCTGCTGCGCGATGCTCTTGATGAGTCCGACGTTCTCGCCCACAGCGGCCTGCATAGCGTTGTTGACATCAGCCGTAGTCTTGAACTTCACGGTGAATCCGGCGCTCTTAAGAATCGATTCCAACTGAACGTCCGTTGCTCCGGCCGCCCGGCCGACAAAATACTGGGCGAGTTCGTCTGCACCTTTGTCGAACGCCTTCATCCAGCGTCGCGACATGCGGTGGATCGCCCGGCGCATGGCGTTAGCGGGACTGCCGTCGCGGAAAGACTCGAATCCGGCGTCCTGTGCTAGGCTAGGCGGTGGGTTTGCCCGGTATTGAGCGGTGATCCAGTAGCTGAGCGACTTGTGAAGCGCGTCCACCCATTTCTGTAGCGCGCGGTTATAAGACGCCTCAATACCAGCGTTTGCCCGCACCGGCCGCAGGACAACATCCTTGCCGGTCGGAGAAACGAGCTTTGCCATCAGGAGCCAGAATGAAGGAAGGAATTGCGGTCGACTATGTCGGCTACGACCACGAAGAGCCGCAACGCGTGGTCGTCTACGTTGGCGAGAACGATGAGTACTCGGCGCGCTTTAACCTGTCTGATCTGCTTGATACCGAGTTGGACATGTTCAAGTTGAAAAACGGCCTGACGGACAGTGCCGGCAAGCCGCGTTTCGATGCGATGGAGCTTGAGCTAACGGAGATGGTCAGGCGGATCAGGTCGATCCGGTACGGCTAGACCGTTGCTTCCTCGTCCTCTTCCTGCTCGTTACCGGTCAGCTTCTCAGCATGAACCTCTGGGCCAATCTCAGGATTCGGCGGCTCAGGCATCAGGCTCAGATCGAGCCCCGCATAGGGAGAATCAACTTCACCCGCCACGCGACTCCGGCTTTCTTCCGGCGCGATTACTGCGGCACCGATCAGAACCGCATCCGTATCGGCCTCAACCTTCCGGATATTCGCGCGCTTCTCTTCGTCCATCGTGCGCATCGGCTCCCATTCGAAGCCAATCTCTGGATCGATTTCTCCGAAGAGCGATAGCTGAACGATGTTCAGGATCTTCGACAGATGCGGCGTGTAGATCTGCTGATTTGCCGATAGCGTGTCTTGGAAGACCTCAATCTCACCGTCCGACGTAGCGTTCAGGCCACTCGGCGTGATGCCGGTCAAGTAGACAAGGGGCAGGCCGGTCGGCGCGCACATCTGCTCCTGGCTTTGCGCCTGAAGCTTGTCCAGGCTACCCAGCGGCGCAGAGATGTTGTCGAATTCTTCGCCATCCTTGTTGATCGCATTGACACCGTGATTGTCGCGGGTCAAGTTGAACAGACTCATCCGGTTGTAGAAGTTGGACAAACCTTCTGCATTGGTGAGTTGCGACATATCCGTCTTGAGCGTCCACACCGTGAAAGCGTGGATCAGATCAGATACGGACTGGCGCGTACGCAGCCAGTTATCAACGTATGGCTTGATCATCTGCGACAGCGACAGGCCTGCAAACGCATACGCGGGCTTGAGGATGTCGGGCACTTCCCGCGTGACGACCGTCAACAGGCGGCTGGAGTGAATCTCCTTGCCCATGACGAACCAGCTCGTCGGCTTGTAGAACGTCGGGGCCAGCGGATCGTTGGCGTTGTACCGGTTCGGGTATGACCAGTTCGGATCGATGACCGTCAGGCGCTTGATGGCACCCAGGCCGATCTTTGCCGGCGATTCGACTAGTTCCGTTTTCAACTCAGCCGTGTCGATCTGGTCTGAGACCATGCCGACGTCGATGAAGATCTGCGAGCGACCGAAGAATCCATCCTGCTCAATCGCTTCGCGGAACTTGGCCTGCACATTCAGGCGCTTGAATTCGGCTTCGATCTTCTTGATCTTGTCCGACTTGTCTACTTCGCCCGACGCCTTGATCTTGACCCACTTACGGGTCATTTCCCGGGCGTAGACCTCAGCGGGCTTGCGGAACTCGGGGATCTGCGCCCAGTTGGCAAGTGCGACGAAGCCCGGGAAGGCATAGCCCTGCTCGAATGCCGTGTTGATGTTGTCCAGAAGGCCGAAGCTGAGGGCGGAGCTTTCGCTGTAGCCCGCGTCCATCGCGATCTTGGCACCAGTCCGCTCGCTTGGCAGAACGCCTTTGAGCGGCTCGTACGGGCGGAATAGTTCCTCTTTTTTAACCTTCGTCGCCGGCTTCGCGCGCATAGCCAGCAATGCATCAAACGTCACCTTCATTGCCGCAGACCTCGCCGGCGCGATGGGCGCGACATGCTGCGCGGCCATCTGGGCTTTTTTGCGTTGTCTGCGGTTCATCGAGTGTGACCCATGCGGGCGAGTTGTTTGAGAGCGTCTTGCGATATCTGCATGGGCTCAAGACCGGGGGCAAATACCATCACAAAGGCATCAGCCAGGTTCGGCGACGCAACCTCACGTTTCGCCAGATCCTTCTTGCTTTCAACCTTGACCTTGCCGTTGTTGTCGTAGTCCCGCTTGGGCGTGGACAGCTCGTCAATCAACTGGTCGAGATAGGGAAGGTCGCTCGAGATGCTGATCATCTCGTCGTCGCTGAACTTCTCGCCTTTGCGGATAGCGTTGTAGGTATTGCGGAACCGATCGGCGACCAGCCACCATGTCTGGGCCTTCAGGTTAAGGAACATGTCCTTGTTCTTCGTGCCCGTCTGGTATTCGGCGTCCGGCTTGAACACCGCAGCGCCAGCGTTGAACTTCTGATACTGGATGCGACCGTCGACGACTGTGGAGTTCAGTTCGCCGAACTTGGCCCCAGCACTCGCCCCTACGCCAATGGAGTCGTAGGTGACTGCCGCACCGCGCTCCTGAGCCGCCTTCCAGACGCGGGTACAGGACTTCAGCAACTCATCCTCGCCGGCCTTCCAAAGATCGGCCCACGACACCACAGAGCCATGCGCATACACATTCGCGCACTTGTCCGAGCCAGAATCGGCGATGTCATAGCCAATGCGCTTGCGGCCCGAAGCTTCGAAGCCGAGCGCTTTGTGCGCGTCGATCGCAGCCATGATCCACGAACGCTTGATGATCGAATCGTCGTCGTTGTCCTTTGGGACGCCGAGGTAGATATGCGCGAACTCGTCTTCGTCTTCGTCCCTGGCTGCGGCGATGACATCCAGCATCGTCTGCGACAGGAACGGATTCTCGTCGTAGTTGATGAGCCGGACTAATGTTCCAGGGGGCGGATTGATAACGAAACGACGATATGCGAAATCCGTCGCGAGCCGCGGGTTGAACACAATCCAGACCTGCGAGCCCTGTTTGCGGATCGTCGCCTCAAGGATCTTCCACTGCTCCTCGGTGAGGTTGTGGCCTTCCTCTATCCAGAGGACGTCAATCCCTTCGAGCGACTTGATTTCGTCGATGGACCGCCAGAGACCGTAGAACAGGAACTCTGAGCCGGTCTTGCGCCCAACAATCTTGTTATCTAAAACACGGAACTGGCTGGTCAGCCCGAACCGGTCAATCTGATTCTTGAGCAGCGTGTAGACTGATTCCTCAATCTTGTTCTGAAACTGGCGAACACAGAGAAAGCGTAACTTTGCGTTGCTGGCCAGATATGTCGCGAACCCGGCTGCGTCCCACGACTTGGAGGAAGCACGGCCACCATACAGGACGCGGTTCCGTACCGGCTTATCACCGACTATCTTTGCCGCCCAGAAGGCGCGAAGAACCGGATTAAGCGTCGGCTGGCTAGCTTGCTCCATAGAAGTGATCGAGGCTCGTTGGTACGTCTTCGCCCGGGCCACCTTGCTCGACGGTCAGCCCATAAGCTTCGCGTTCAAGCGCCACCAGCGTTTTCAGCGTCTCTGCCAGCTTCTTCATGCTGTCTATGCGACCTGCGCTGGAGATGACCTTCATGTACAGGTCATTGCGCTTGTCATTACCGCGGTCATCCGGCGAACGAAGAATCTCGCCAAGTTGCTCGAACAACTCACGGTTCTCGGTGACCTGCTCAAGTTCGTCCAGCATCGCCATTGCGAGGCGGCGGGACTTGGCAATGTCTTTGCGATGAGCGAGTCGGATGCCCGCGATGACTTCCGCGTTGGCCTCGACAATCGCCCGGTCAGTTACCGCCTGTTCCGTGGTAACCGAGGTGGTAACCGTGCGCGTGGTAACTAGCTGCTCAGCCTTATCCTGTATGCGTTTGCTGAGATCGCGCACCCATCCGTCGCGCTTCGCACGCTTGGCGATAGCCACGTGCGACACGCCTTGCGATGCCGCTATCTCCCGCACCGACAACAAGCCGGCCCGGTAGTCGGCTTCAATGCGCTCCCAGTCCGGCGCGGCTTTCTTTGGCTGCGCCATGTTTAACCTTGAGTGTTTTGTTTCTTGCGGCTCGCGGCCGCTTGGAGGAACTTCCTCAAGAACCCATCATTTCCGCTGCGGAGCGCTCATAGAACCTGCCGCCAATCATGGCGTGATCCCGCAACTCCACATACTCAAACTGAGTGTGCTTCTTCTGCGTGTCCACATGGCACAGCATGAAGCCCAGCGCCCACTTCTCGCCGGCACAGTAAGTCGCAGCGCGAGCGTGACCGCATCCAAGCTGGTGCCATTCGCTCGAGCCGAACTGCGGCGAGTAGAACGGCCACACGATATGCTTGTGGTGATGCCCATTGAAACCCGGCACGCCCATGTTCCGGCCTTCCGGGAAGTGATGCGCCATCAGGCAGTCATACATGACGAGGTAGTTCTTCGCCAGTTCCTGCTTCATGTCGCGCTCACTGAACGCGGCGAGGTCCATCCGGGCGATGTAGTTCACCTGGTAGGCGTCAAGGCCTAGCAGTTTCGGCACCGTGAAGCCGTGCAAGTCAGACAGCACAACCTTAAGCGCAGGCGTTGCCTCGCCGAGGTGGCGAATCAGGCGCGCTTCGTGATTGCCTTCGATGTAGATGATTTCCGTCTCCGGGCAAGCCGTGCGGATATCTTCAAGGAAGGCATGCAGCCACTTGATGCGGCCGATCACATCCCACTCGCGCGGGTCGACGCCGTACTTGCCGAACTCGGGCAGGTCCAACGCGTCACCGTTAATGACAACCTTCTCAGGCTGTACGCGCTTTGCCGTATCGATGAAACAGCGACGCCAGAACGGATCGCACTCGATGTCGTGAATGTCCGACGCGACCAGAACAGTCTGGAAGCGCTTCGAGCTGGGGCGCAGATAGGCATCTTCCCAGCCCGACTTCTCGACGTTCATACGGCGTTGCACATCCTTACTGGCGTGCTTCGCAATCGCGCGTTCGAGACCGTGCGCGTGGCGCGACAGAACAATGCCGGCCTGTCGCTTGAACTCGTGGAACGTGCCGAAGTGCCTATTCCATGTGGACTCGGAGATTTCCGAATGCACGCGGAAGTAGTTTCGCGAGATAACCTTGTCTTCGTCGATCCGGGCGATGCGCTGGAGTTCGGCAATGCATCGCTCAGCCGTCCACTCCTGATACTTTCGCTCGTTTTCGGACAGCGGCACAGCGCCGCGGAGCCGGCCGCGCAGCGTGCTCTCGGGCATCCCAATTGCCTTGGCTGCGGCATTGACGCTTCCGTGGATCTTCACGGCTTTCAGCAAGTCGCTTGTGTCCATGGAGTTCCAAAATAAAAAGAGCCGCGCTAGGCGGCTTCGAATGCCAGGGGAGGCAGAAGAGGAGACAACGATGAAAGGTTGAGGGAGTCCGCAAGCGTACTGCGCCTTATCCATATTGGCATCGGCATCGCCTTCGAGCGGCCGGCGCAATCTAGTGAGCCACATCACATGCGGCAATGTCCTCTACCCTGAGCTAGGCGTTGGCCAGTTCTGGGAAATATCGCTCTGCGGACATCAATGGTCGACTGCGGCTGTCACCCTCAAGGAAGTGCACTGGCATGCAGCTGCGCACAAAGCCACCAGTGCGAAGTACTGTGCGCTTCCTTGAAGATGCTCTTGGGCCACCGAATCAGCGCTTTGGCCGATCCGTGCCGCACTCGGGCTACAACGCGAAGGGACACCGCCCATACTCGCGCCGAGCTTCGAGGCTAGTAACTGGTGCCTCCCTCGCCCGTATGACAGAGCGCCGGGCCTACCGGCTGGCGAGGGAAGCAGGGGATCATTCAGTGGTGTCAATCAGCCAATCCGCCCATTCTGCGTATCCTTGCGCGAGACCGATGTGCACAGTGGACATGAGCAAAAGCCATGCGGTCATTGGCGACATTGCAATCTCCGAAGTTCATCGAGGCGCGCGACCAAAGACGCCTTCAGCGCTTCGTCGATCCTCATGCGCTGAATGTCTTGCTCGATGCTGTCGATCAGGTCGTTTGCTTCGTTCATAGAATTCTTTCCGGGCTTCTCTCCGGAGAGAGCCGTGTTGCGCGGCAGCGGGCGGGTTACCTCTCACGAACGGGAGGCGGCGGGTCAAATAAAGCTTCCAATGCCTTGCGCTTCTCGCTCCAGCCGTCCTGCTTGCGTGGCGGGAGCGTCAGCGTAGGCCGCTTGCGTTCTTGCTGGGCTTGCCGTTTCTCGCGCGCCTGCTTTGCCTCAAGGATTGCCATTGGATCGCCGTACATGTGCGATTCGAGAGCGGTTGAGCGTGGCATGGGCGTAAACGAGAAAACCCGATCGACTTTCGCCAGACCGGGTTATTGTGGGCGCAGTGCCCCTACCCCGTACATTGCCACAACCAGAATCGTTGTGCAAGCACTTTCTAAAACTTTTATTCGGCCGCTGTGAAATCGACGTAGAACTTATCGCCGTGCTTGAACTTGCCCCACAGCGCTGGATTCGCGATATGGATCGTGAGGTTGGCGCCAGGTGACATCCGGGCGAACGTGTTGTCTTCGTCGAACTCCGAATCAGCGTAGGTCGCCTTGCACACCGCATGCATGGTCAGAGTTTCGCTCGCCTTCTCCGGCGTCTTGTCCGAACCCGGCTCGACCCAGCCCATGTGTTCCTGCACCATCCCAACCTGCAACTTCGCGCGCATCGTCGTCATTGTGAACTCCTTCGTCATCTGTGAGTAAATTTCCGGACTGCAAGCAAAGACGCCGCCTTCCGGCTCTTCCATCTCGGCTATGCGCCGATAGAATGCTTCGGATAATTCGATCTTCATGCCGCCCAATCCAGCTTCTTCGGCGTCGCCGGGATCGTCTCGAGCGTCGCCAAGTCGATCAGCGTGAAGTAGCCTTCTCGGAACACCGCGCCCGTGTCGATGTGGTAGACGTTGCCGAGTACTGCGGCATGCTTGAGTGGCGTGTGACCGACGATGACGGCGCGCACATCAGGCACGCCTGACACGTCTTCCGCCTGGATGCGATCGCGGCACCACAGCACATCATTCGTGATTGCCTTGAGCTTGTTGTTGCTCGTCACCTGAGAGAAGCGCTCGACCATCTCGCCCCATGTCCCGCCAGAAATGTCTGCGTGAACAATGCCGATCAGCCCGTCAGCCGTTTCAACCTCGATCGCATAGGGCAGGGCGGCCAGTTCGATCGCGTATTCCTGCTGTTCGGGCGGCGTCTTGCCGATCAGCCACGCTCCGCCGTTAGCCGCGTAGTGCGTGGCGTCCCGTTGACCCGGAGTGACGTAGCGAATCGCCATATCCTCGTGATTACCCTGCACGGCGTGAAACCATGGCTTGGCGATCCATTCGAGCGCGAGCTCAGAATCCGGACCGCGGTCGACCAAGTCGCCGACACTGAACAGCCGATCGCGCGACGGGTCGAAGCCGATGCCGTCAAGCTCGGTTTGCAGAAGGCGGAACACCCCATGAATGTCGCCCACGGCGAAGTCGCGGCCAATGGCGTTGCGCTCATAACGATGGACAAAGGGATTTCTCATGCCGCCTCCAGAATCTGAATCAAATGCCGTGCCCGAAGGAGCGGGAACAGGTTTTCCTTCGCAAGCTGATAAACCGCATGCTGATCGCCAACGCGGCTCGATCTCCAGACTTGCGCGCCTGATTCTTTCACGCGC